ATACAAAGCTAGAGAAAGATACTCATTTGGAGTATCAGACCCTAGAGGTATCTTCGGCGTAGAAGGTGCGTAATAAGTATACGTAAAAAATTAAAAGGGGCGAGAAATCGCCCCTTTTTTGTTTGTTTAAAATAAAGGTGAAAAATGATAAAGGACTTTCAAGTTATAATATACGCTTATGGGTACCGTACTAAATTTAATATTAAGTGCGAAGATTCTGCTGAAGCTATAGAACAATCTATAGTTGACAAATTGGGAGAAAAGAGTATAAAGTGGGACACAACGGGATTTTACGATACCCGTAAAAAGTGGATAACCTATGAGGAGGTTATAAATGATCCAAGACCTGTACAAGCAGAAAAAGTCCTTGGAGTTGAGTTGGGAGCAAGAACACCTTAACGAAGGTAGATACACTCTCAATATGGTCAGGATAGATGACAAAATTAAAGAAGTCATTACCCAGATCAAGCTTGAAGAAGCTAGGGTTGCAAACAGAGAAAATGCAATTGCTAATTCGGCTCCACAAGTTTCAGTAGCTACTTAATAAAAAACGCTACATCCCTGAACTAACACTTCATCACAGAATCCCTTGCGCTCTATATAAAAGAGGAGTATAACTTTCTTACTATACAATTATAAAAAGATCATAGACGCGTATAGTCGACGGCCTAGAGACTATGATCACAAAACTAGGAGGATATAATTATGGCTTCAACAACGTTTAACGGCCCGGTACGTTCGGAAAAAGGTTTCCAAGTGGCAACCAAAAATTCGTCTACTGGAGCAGTAACAACTAGAATGAGTTCAGGCATGCCTGACTTAACTGGTTTATCAATATCAGATGTAGCAACTGCATCTACATTAACTCTTGCAGCAGATACAATTTCTGTTGTAAATTATGCTGGTGGAGCAGCGTGTGCATGTACATTACCGGCGGCAACGCAAGGTAGTGTTGTTGTTTACGCTCAAGCTAAAGATACAACTGGTGGAACAGCTACACTTTCTTTTGACTGTGCAGGTACAGATGCTTACGCAACTGGATCAGTAATTGAGTCAAGAGGTTCTTCAGAAGTAACTTTTGATACTTCAGCATCGGGTGAAACTTTATTAACTTTCACTCCTGCTAACGCAGCGACAAACCTTTTTACAACTGGAAGCATGATTGCTTTTATTTGTTATGAAAAAGGAACTTGGCACATTGCTTCAAAAATGGGCGGTGCTGCTGACGCGACTACTGGTGCATTTTTATTTGCATCGTAATAATTAATTAATGTGGGGCTTCGGCCCCGCATTTAATTTTAAGGAGAAAAAATATGGCAACATCAGACCAACAGTTTTCTTGTAGAACTTCTGACGGTAGATTTGGTAGAACAACAGACGCTTCAAGTTCATTTATTGGACCAGCTAGAATAACTTATATTCAAGTTGAAGGCGTTGCGAATAGTAATATCAAACTTTACGATGGATCAGATGGAACTGGAGCTTTAGTATTCGAAGGTAATTGCGGAACTGAAGGGCTAGACATCTATGTTCCTGGAAGTGGTATAAGATGTAGAACTGGTATATACATAGATTTAACTAATACGACATCGGTTACTATCGGCTATACTGGATAGGAGGTTAAATGGCTAATACTACCTCTGGAACAGCAACATTTGATAAGACTTTTGCTATTGATGAAATAATAGAAGAGTCTTTTGAACGTATTGGATTAAAAAATGTAGCTGGCTATGAATTAAAATCTGCTAGAAGATCTCTTAATATTCTTTTTCAAGAATGGGGAAACAGAGGAATTCATTATTGGGAAATTGGATCAACTAATATTGATTTGATCGAAGGACAAGTCGAATATAAATTCTATAGATCATCTGACGATGGCACAAGTGCTACAACAAATTCTCCAGCAAGTGTTTACGGAGTGTCTGATGTATTAGAAGCACAATTAAGATCTAATAGAACACAAACAACTCAAGCAGATTCTCCAATGACAAAAGTTGATAGATCTGCCTATGCTGCTTTTTCAAATAAATTATCAAAAGGAACTCCAAATCAATATTGGGTTCAAAGATTTATTGATCACGTAAGTATAAGTATTTATCCAACTCCAGACTCTTCAAATGCATCAAAAGATATGCACATTTATTATATTAAAAGAATTCAAGATGTGGGTGATTATACAAATGCAACGGATGTACCATTTAGATTTGTCCCTTGTATGGTATCAGGATTAGCATATTATTTAGCACAAAAATATAAACCAGAATTAATTCAAGCTATGAAATTAGTTTATGAAGATGAATTAGCGAGAGCATTAGCGGAGGACGGGTCAGCTTCAAGTACGTATATTACACCTAAAGCTTACTACCCAAGTACATAATGGCAAAATACGCAACAGGCAAACATGCAAAAGCAATATCAGATAGATCTGGTTTACAATTTCCATACAAAGAAATGGTTAGAGAATGGAATGGATCTTTTGTACATATGTCCGAATACGAACCAAAACAACCTCAATTAGAACCTAAACCAATGAATGGCGATGCTATTTCTTTGCGTAATGTTAGGCCCGCAAGAACAGAACCTGTTACACCTATAATTTTACCTTTAAACGCTTTTACCGCTACAAATGGATCAGGCACAGTTTCAGTTAATGAACCGAATCATGGTAGGTCAACAAGTGATACTGTTAGATTTAGAGATGTTGAGAATGTTGGTGGAATAGCTGCAACCACTATAAATGGATCAAGTGGATTTACAATAACAGTTACAGATGCTAATAATTATACGTTTGCATCTGGAGCAACAGCTTCGTTCACACAAAAAGGAGGAGGTGGATCTGCGTCCGCTGGACCAGTTACACAACAAGCATAATGGCAGGAATTAGTTATTCAGGATTAGTTACACAAATTAGAAACTATACAGAAACAGATTCTAATGTTTTAGACACAGATACATTAGAAAATATTATTTTAAATGCTCAATATAGAATAATGAGAGATGTTCCTATTGATTCAGATAGAAAACAACAATCAGGTAATTTAGTTGCAGGACAAGAAACAATTAACGCTCCAGGTGGAGCTTTGTTTATTAGAGGTATACAAGTTTATGATTCAACTGCAGTGCTTACAGGAGCTAACACTTGGTTAGAGAAAAAAGATGTAACATACTTACAAGAATATCAACCAATTACAGGCACGGCTGCAGCACAAGGTAAACCAAAATATTATGCTATGTTTGGTGGTGCTACTGGCGATGGAGATACTAATTCTGGTCGTATATTTTTAGCCCCTACACCTAATACTACCTACAAATTTAGAGTCCATTATAACAAAATGCCATCTACTTTAGCCTCTGATAATACAACTAATTACATTAGCTTAAACTTCCCAAATGGCCTATTATATTGCTGTTTAGCAGAGACTTACGGCTTTTTAAAAGGTCCAGCAGATATGTTGACTTTATACGAGAACAAGTATAAACAAGAAGTACAGAAGTTTGCTAATGAACAAGTTGGCAGACGTAGACGAGACGATTATACAGATGGCACAATCAGAATTAAAATTGATTCACCATCACCATAGGAGATAAAAAATGGCAATAACATCGGCAATTTGTACAAGTTTTAAAGTAGAACTATTAAAAGGTGTTCACAATTTTACAGCAACAACTGGTGACACTTTTAAAATCGCTTTGTATGATAGTGATGCAACTCTTGGTGCAGCATCTACTGCGTTTACTACTTCAGAAGAAATTACAAACACTTCAGGAAGTGCATACACATCTGGTGGTGCTTCGCTTACAAGCGTTACCCCAGTTGCATCTAGCACGACTGCAGTTTGTGATTTTGCAGATGTAAGTTATTCTTCAGCATCTTTCACAGCCAACGGAGCAATGATTTATAATGACACTGCAACAGGAGATCCTGCTTGTGCTGTCATAGCTTTTGGTTCTGATAAAACTGCAACAAACGGAACTTTCACAATTCAATTCCCTACAGCAGACGCAACTAACGCAATCATTAGATTAGCGTAAGGAAGGGTCGATGTCCGACGTTTCTTCAGGTTGGGGTCGATTTACCTGGGGCCAAGCTTATTGGAACCAGAACGCATTATTAGCTACAGGTTGGGGTGCAAAATCATGGAACGATGGTGAATGGGGAAACCTCGCTGACGAAACAGTTTCATTAACAGGTGTATCATCTACAACTTCAGTAGGAACTATTAGTAATGTAATAGATTTATCTTTTGCTTTAACAGGAGTTTCATCTACAGCATCTACTGGTTCTATTTCACCAGTAATTCCAAAAACAGTTGAAGTAGGTGGAGTTTCTTTTCAATCAACTGCAGGAACATTTACAAATGTAATAGATGTAATTTCATCGTTGACTGGTGTATCATCAACGTCTGCGACTGGTGTAATTGATCCCGCTGATCAATTTGTAGGTTTAACAAGTCAAGTTGTAACTTCATCTTTAGGGACAGCAGTTGCACCAAATGAAGATGTATCTGTAACTGGACAAGCCATAACTTCAGCACAAGGAACAGCAGAAGGTATAACTTCACACGAAGCTAATTTAACAGGTCAAGCTATAACATCTGGACAAGGTTCTGTTGTCGTTCCAAATGATGCAGCAATTTTAACAGGCGTACAAGCAGAGTTTACTTTAGGTTCGTTAATAGGATTAGGATCTGCAGTTGAAAATTTAACAGGAGTTTCTTCAACTATGTCTGTAGGTAGTATCACACCTGCAGATGTTATGGGATTAACTGGAGTTTCTGCTACTGCATCTACT